GTTATGTTAATGCATTTCAAACAGGACAGATTAGTCGTGAAGAATATGCAGAATTATTAACAGATTTAGGCCGCATGGACAGCATAGAACAAGATGTCAACGACATTGTTCTTAAATCTAAACTTATCGCCGCTCTAGAAACAGCCGCTAAACTACTGGGCTAACTTAAATAACCATATGAGAATATGGTGCTTTGGCTGTAGTTTTACAGAATACTTTTACCCTACTTGGGCTGATATCCTAATCCACGAAGCAGAACATCAAGGCTCCTACGGAGAAAATTGGGGTAGTTGTGGCAAGGGCAATTTATACATTGCTAACAAAGTTCAAGAATGTCACGCCAGAAATACACTAGGTAAAGATGACTGGGTGTTTATCTGCTGGAGCAATTACTTCAGAGAAGACAGTCACACAGATCGACTAGGATGGCATACTCCTAAATATATCTTTCAACAAACAGAATACAAAGACGGTACAGTAAACGGCTTTGGATCTGCCAGGTATTATGCTATGAGAGATCTAGCACTAATGCAAAGCACTAAACTTAGCCTACAAGCACTAGGCGTAAATCAATATCACTTTAGTATTTTACCTATGCTCGGGGGAGATCGAGGCATGGACAAAGTCAGTGCTGTATATAATCCTACGTTTGACGGTCCGGCAATGATGGAAAGTCTTAATCTAATGCTACAAGACGAAGAAACTAAGCGTAATCGTATACGTAGTTTTCCGCCTGAAAACCCTATAGATACCTTAGAAGAATGGCATCCGTTGCCCTGGGAGCATTTAGAATACATTAAGAAGTACATACAGCCCAAGGTAAAATGGCTAAATACTGGAGTAAAAGAATCCACAGAAAAGTTTGTAGATTCCTGGAAAAACAAAATACTTTCTATGCCCGAGCCCGTAGATCTAGGAGCAACTGGCTGGAATGTAAAGAAAATAAATCAGTGGTTATAAAATGGACGACTTAAGAAAAGCCTTAAAAATTGCATTTGCTAGTGAATTTGCTTTTTATCTAAAAGCACAATACTTTCACTGGAACGTAGAAGGAATGTTCTTCGAACAGTTCCACGCATTGTTTGGAAAAATCTACGAAGAAGTCTACGGAAGCATCGATGACTTTGCAGAAAACATTCGCAAGACAGGTGGATATGCTCCCGGAAGTTTTGAACGTTTCAGTATGTTGTCCAGAGTAGATGACGAATCTAATATTCCTAGTGCTGAAGAAATGACTAGAATACTATTAGAAGATTCTGAGAAGATGGCAAAGATTCACAAGTTGGTTTTTGATTTAGCAGAGCGTGAGGGCGAACATGGTCTTGCAGATTTCCTTGCAGGACGTCAAGATGCACATAGGAAACACTCATGGATGCTGAGAGCAACTCTAAAGTAAAAGAACAAGTTTGGCATAATCGCAATGTGTGGAACGATCCATCATTGGCTGAACTAGATAGAGAAAACCCCAACGACTATAAAGTATACCCCGAAGATGATGGCACAGATTCTAAAAGAAATCCTTACGGACGTCATTGAAGGATTAGCGAGGTTTGGCTGCGGACTAGCAGGCATTCCTTACGACCCAGACACACCTTAGGACCGGTATTAAGTTACCGCAAGTGTGGCCCGGCTGCTGGGCTGAGATAGTAACGACTCGCTACCGTGAACCTCTAAAGTGAGCACTTTGCTTTAATATGAAAATTGCCATATTTGTACATCAACCAATTTGCGCAGTTGATTCCATAAATGGAATACTTAAAGCATTAACTCCACATTATCAATTCAAACTATTTTCCCGAGACGAAGTTGAACCTACATTCTTTGACGATGTAGACATTGTGTGCTTTCCTGGCGGCTTTGGAGACAGTGACAAATTTGATACACTGATGCAATGGAACGCAGATCCAGTTAAAAACTTTCTCAAGCAGGGCGGCAAGTATCTTGGTATATGCATGGGCGCCTACTGGGCTGATCAAGATTACCTAAACATATTACAAGACACTAGAGTAGTGCAGTACATTAGGCAACCTAACTCATGTACAAGACGTCCGCATCCTAAAGCCATGCCAGTGACTTGGCAAAACAGTCAAAAACGTATGTATTTCTACGACGGGCCAGCATTTACGGGCAACAACTTTGAAGTTATATCTACATACTCTAACAATGACCCTATGGCTATTATACAAGGAAACATAGGACTAATAGGCTGTCATTTAGAAAGCGAACAGTGGTGGTACGATAAAAGTTACTTAAAACCGCATTGGCACAATAATACGCATTATAAGTTGTTATTAGAATTTGTAGATACTTTATCTAAGCATTAAATCTCTATAAATATTAGTTCATGGAGAGAAAATGTTAGAAATTATCGCAACGTTAGTGATGACGCACATCACAATAGTGTGTGTTACACTATACTTACATAGAGGACAGGCTCATAGAGGTATTGAGTTCCATCCTATACTAAGCCACTTTATGCGTTTCTGGTTGTGGTTAACTACAGGTATGACTACTAAAGCATGGGTAGCAGTACACAGAAAGCATCATCAAAGTACTGATCAAGAAGGTGATCCTCATAGCCCACATGTATTCGGAATATGGAAACTATTATTTGGCGGATGGAGTTTATATCACCAAGCAACTAAAGATCCTAGTTTTGTCATCAAGTACGGTAAAGGTACTCCCAAAGATAGAATGGAAAGATTTTATACTCGTTATCACCGGGCAGGATTCATTCTTATGCTGATCATAGATCTTGTTCTTTTTGGCCTGCCCGGTATTTTAGTTTGGGGTGTACAAATGATTTGGATTCCATTCTGGGCCGCCGGATTTATTAACGGTATTGGACATTGGTGGGGTTATCGTAACGGCGAAACTAAAGACCACAGTCGTAATGTTAGTCCAGTCGGAATATTAATCGGCGGTGAAGAACTGCACAACAATCATCACTTAGATCCTGCTAATCCTAAACTAAGCCGTCGTTGGTTTGAGTTTGACATTGGCTGGATGTGGTTTAAACTGTTTGAATTTGTTGGGCTTGCTAAATTACGATAAATAATACTATGAGAGCACGTGAATTCATCAAAGAATCGACAAAACAACTGCGTAAATCAGTTAAACAAAGTATGCCTAACATGACTAGTGCTAGTCAGTTAGATAATAACAACCATCCTTACCTAGCGTATCGATTTGGTGTAGCACTTGCGCCAAGTCCAGACATACACCATTTTGACGATGAAGGCCCTCTCGGCAGTAAACTAACTATGATCGACTATACCGATGCTGACGCTGAAATAAGAAAGGCGGCTGCTAAAAGAATGGGTATCAAATTTGATCATGGCACAGGAAAAGGCAGTCAAGAACTTCCTGATTCCGTTATCAATAAAACCAGTCCGGTTGCTAAACCTAAGAAAAACAAATACGGTGTTTAACACCGTTTTTGTTGACTTTGTCTTTTTAATAGTATAAAATACTAAATCATAAGGAGAACTATATGGGCAGTCGTACCTACGGACCAGAAGAAAAAGCAAAACTTGAGCGTCTTATTAATGAAGGTGTTCAAATTAGATACGAAGTAGAAGCACTACAAGAAGGTTTGAAAGAAACTGTTAAAGCAGTTGCAGAAGAACTTGAAATCAAACCAGCACTTATTAACAAAGCAATTAGCATCGCGCACAAGGGCAACTGGAACGATGTGTTCAGCGACTTTGATGATCTTGAAACATTGATCGTCACTGTTGGTAAGGACAAATAATTGAACTGGATTACTACAACATACAACTGGGCTAGGCAAGATTTTAAAGAATGGCCTTTAAGATTTGTTCTTGAAATCACTGCCTGGTTCATGAGTATTGTCTGTGCTGTGTGGATGGGCATCACTTTACCCAATCCTCCATTCCTTATTCTTTATCCTTTGTTCATTACCCAATGTGCAATCTTTGCTTGGGCCGCTTGGACACGCAAAAGTACAGGAATGGTTGCTAATTATTTGTTGCTAGTCACTATCGATGTAATCGCTATTGCTAGACTGATAATTAATACATAAGAGTAAGGTTTAGTCAGCCATAAGTGACTATGTTGGTATTTGCAAGCCGTAAATTGCAAGGGAGAAAAACTAAAATATGAGTTACGTTGACGCTCTCTTCGACAGAGAGAATGACATTATCAAGGTCGTTGAAAGAAACGACAAAGGCGAAAGGGTTTTTAAAGAACACCCTGTACGCTACACATTTTACTATCCAGACGCTAGAGGTAAGTTTCAATCAATCTTTGGCGAACCACTGACAAGAGTAATATGTAAAAACAGCAAAGACTTCCGTAAAGAGATGGCCATTAACAGTGGCAAGGACTTATACGAAAGTGACATCAATCCAATTTTCGTACACCTAAGCGAAAACTATCTCAATCAAGACGCACCTAAACTAAACATTTGCTTCTTCGACATTGAGGTGGACTTTGATCCAGAGAAAGGCTATAGCACACCAGATGATGCGTTTATGCCTATTACTGCTATCACTGTTCACCTAAAATGGTTAGATAAATTAATCACACTTGCACTTCCCCCAAAGAGTGTTGGAATGGCTAAGGCCAAAGAGTTAATCAAGGATGTACCAGATACACACTTGTTTGACAGCGAAGCAGACATGTTGGAAACATTCTTGGATCTAATTCAAGATGCTGACATCATCACAGGTTGGAACAGCGAAGGTTATGACGTTCCTTATACCGTTAACCGTGTTACTAAAGTTCTAAGCAAAGACGACACACGCAGATTTTGTTTGTGGAATCAACTGCCTAAGAAACGTGAATACGAAAAGTATGGTAAGACTGCTACAACCTATGACTTCTATGGTCGTGTACACTTAGACAGTCTTGAGTTGTATCGCAAGTTTACCTACGAAGAACGTCACACTTATCGACTAGATGCCATTGGTGAAATGGAAATCGGTGAGAACAAGACTGTCTACGAGGGCACACTTGATCAACTATACAATAATGACTTTAAAAAGTTTATTGAATATAACAGACAAGATACTGCACTATTAAACAAACTAGATGACAAGTTAAAGTTTATTGACCTTGCCAACAAGATTGCACATGAAAACACAGTATTGTTGCAGACAACTATGGGTGCTGTGGCAGTTACTGAGCAGGCTATTATCAACGAAGCACATCGTAGAGGCTTCCAGGTTCCTAATCGTCCTAAACGTGATGATGAAGAAAATACTGCGGCCGCTGGTGCTTATGTTGCGTTCCCTAAGGAAGGCTTGCAGGACTGGATTGGTTCACTAGATATTAACTCACTGTATCCGTCAGCGATTCGTGCGCTTAACATGGGTCCAGAAACCATTGTTGGCCAATTACGTCCTGTGTACACAGAGGCTTTCATTCATGAACAAACAACACTAAAGAAAAAATCTTTTGCTGGTGCTTGGGAAGGTAAGTTTGGCACAGACGAATACGAAGCAGTTATGGCACAGCGTCGTGACACCGAGATTACCATTGACTGGGAAGATGGTGAATCAACTGTACACAGTGCCGCAGAAGTTTACAAGTTGATCTTTGACAGTAATCAACCTTGGATGCTTAGTGCCAACGGTACTATCTTTACCTATGAAAAAGAAGGTATCATTCCTGGTCTGTTAAAGCGTTGGTATGCTGAACGTAAAGAGATGCAGGCCAAACTTAAAGAATGTATCAAGGCAGGTAACAAAGTAGAAGAAGAATACTGGGACAAGCGTCAGTTAGTTAAGAAGATTAACTTGAATAGTTTGTACGGTGCTATTTTGAACCCTGGCTGTAGATTCTTTGATAAACGCATCGGACAATCAACTACTTTAGTTGGTAGACAAATTGCCAAACATATGGCCGGTAAGGTTAATGAAATTATCACAGGTGAATATAACCACGTAGGTAAAGCAGTTATCTACGGTGACACAGACTCTTGTTATTTCTCAGCATACACAACACTGAGAAAAGACATTGAAGCAGGAAACATTCCTTGGACCAAGGAAAATGTTATTACTCTATACGATCAAATAGGAGAAGAAGTCAATGGCACATTTGTTAAATTCATGGAACAGCAATTCCACTGCCCACCAAGCAGAGGTGAAGTCATCAAAGCAGGTCGCGAGATTGTTGCTTCCAAAGGGCTATTCATCACCAAAAAGCGATATGCAGTGCTCTACTATGACAAAGAAGGCAAACGTGCCGATGTTGATGGTAAGCCAGGCAAAATCAAAGCCATGGGCCTCGACCTCAAGCGAAGCGACACTCCTGCATTCATCCAAGACTTCCTAAGCGATGTTCTTGAACGTGTGCTAACTGGTGCTAATGAAGAAGAAGTATTAGACTTCATTACAGCATTTAGAACTGAGTTTAAGAGTAGACCAGGTTGGGAGAAAGGATCGCCCAAACGTGCTAATAACATTACTGAGTATCAAGCCAAAGAAGCCAAACAAGGCAAGGCTAATATGCCAGGGCATGTTCGAGCAAGTATTAACTGGAACACTCTACGTCGAATGAACGGAGACAAGTACAGTATGCAGATTACAGACGGCGCCAAAGTTATCGTTTGTAAACTAAAACCAAATCCACTAGGATATACCAGTGTAGCCTATCCAGTAGACGAACTGAGATTGCCAAAGTGGTTTATGGAACTTCCATTTGATGATGCTGAAATGGAGCAAACTATTATCGACAACAAGTTAGATAACTTAATTGGCGTTCTGAATTGGGACGTTGCCAGCACAGAAGAAAAGAATACATTCAATAAATTGTTTGACTTTTCCTAAAAAAACCTATATACTACATCTAAGGAGATTATAATGAAAGATATTTTACAAGACATCGTTGCACATACACATAGCCTAGGCTTCTTGCCATTGGTTAAAGTTACAGGTGACGACAAAACCACTACAATCGAATCTATGGCCGATGACCGTAGTGTTATCGTTAGTGCAACTGCACACAAGCCAGTAGTTGAGTTCAAGGGTACATTTGGTATGCCTAACTTAGACAAACTAAACTTGCACTTGAAGAATCCAGAGTACAAAGAAAACGCACAGATCAATGTAGTCAATGCAGAGCGCAATGGTAACGTTGTTCCTACAGGACTACACTTTGAAAATGCAGGTGGTGACTTCCAGAACGACTATCGATTCATGAACAGTGAAATCATCAACGAAAAACTCAAGTCAGTTAAGATGAAGTCTGTGGCATGGGACGTAGAGTTTGAACCTACTGTAAGTTCTATTCAAAGATTGAAACTACAAGCAGATGCACACACAGAAGAAAACGTTTTCCAAGTTCGTACAGAAAATGGTAACCTTGTAATTCTGTTTGGTGATGCAAGTAGCCACGCAGGTAGTTTTGTTTTCCAATCTAATGTCGCTGGCAAACTCAAGCACACTTGGGCATGGCCTGTTACACAAGTTCGTAGCATCTTGAATTTAGGTGGCAACATCACTATGAAGATTGCAGATGCAGGTGCTATGCAGATCACTGTAGATAGTGGTATTGCTGAATACAACTACATCCTACCAGCACAAAGCAAATAATGGAAACTAAAAAAAGAACAATCACAAGAATGATAACATACAGGATTACTGCCTGGTTGTTTACTATCTTGTGGACTTACATGTTTACAGGCGATGTAGGAAGTGCTACTGGCTTTGCTACTGCACTTCATATTCTTTTGAGTATTGATTATTACATACATGAAAGAATCTGGCTAAAAATAAAGTGGGGCAGAATTGAATAAGAATTTAACAGCAACACAAAACGACTACGCCTATTTCTTGCCGGCAACAAGTGGATTCTATTCTACTTTTATCGGCAAGCAAAGATATGGCAACTATGTAGACCCTGCTCGTATTCCTGCTAGTTTTACTAACGGAGTAGAAAGTCTAAACTATTTGGATCCAGACAGAGGTGCGTTTTATTACGATCACTGTTTGTATTCAGCAGGTCATGCTAACTTAGATCTTAATAAAGTAGATCACAGCGAAGACATGTTCCGTAATCGTAATCGTGCAACAAGTTGGGTCTTAGGTGACTCGGGTGGATTCCAGATTGGTAAAGGTGTTTGGCCTGCTGATTGGAAAGATCCTAACTGTCCTAAGGCGCAAAAGAAGCGTGAACAAGTGTTAACTTGGATGGACACGCTTATGGACTACGGTATGATTCTTGATATTCCTGCTTGGGTTGCTCGTAGTCCTGCTGGTCGTGCGGCAACCGGCATTAACAGTTATGCAGAAGCAGTACAAGGCACTTACATTAATAACGATTGGTTTATTAATAATCGCAACGGTAATTGTAAATTCTTAAACGTTCTTCAAGGTGAAAATCACGCTGACGCAGATGATTGGTATGATCGCATGAAGAAGTATTGCGATACAAAGGTCTACGGTGATCGTGCATTTAACGGATGGGGTATGGGTGGACAGAACATGTGTGATATCCATCTTGTACTAAAGAGATTAGTAGCATTACGATTTGACGGACTCCTTGAAAAGGGTCAACATGATTGGATGCACTTCTTGGGCACCTCTAAGTTAGAGTGGGCTGTACTACTCACAGACATTCAACGTGCTGTTCGCAAATACCATAACGAAAATTTTACAATTAGTTTTGACTGTGCAAGTCCTTTCTTAGCAACTGCTAACGGTCAAGTTTACATTCAAACAGAAACTGAAGACAGGACTAAGTGGGTTTACAGAATGCAGGCCAGTGCCGACGACAAGAAGTATGCCACTGATCCAAGGTTGTTTAAGGATGCCGTGGTACAAGATGGTATCTTTAATAGATTTGAATCTAGTCCAATCATTGATCAAGTTGGCATAAAAGATATTTGTATCTATAAACCGGGCGATCTAAATAAAATTGGCAAGGAAGGCAAAACTAGTTGGGATAGTTTTAGTTATGCTATCTTAATGGGTCATAATGTTTGGATGCATGTTAATGCTGTTCAAGAAGCCAATCGTCAATATGATCTTGGAAAAACTCCAAACATGTTAGTCCAGGAAAAATTTGATAGACTATACTTCAAAGATGTAGTTAATGCTATCTTTGCTACATCAACTCGTGCAGAAGCAGATAAACTTGTAGAAGACTACAGTAAATTTTGGTTAAGCATTATTGGTACTAGAGGTGCAACTGGAAAGAAAACGGTTAATGCTAGTACGCAATTTGCCAAACTATTTGACGAAGTAGAAGAAACTAGTGTACAATTAGAACATAGTGAAGAGTTTACTGAAGACGAAGAAGCCAAATTGGATCAACTTGAAAACGAAGTAAAAACAGATGAAGCGTGATTATAAAAGCGGTGTTAACGATAGTGCTACATTCTTTATTGGGCACGAAGTAGAACATACGCCTGCATACGGTATGAATACTTTATTTGTAACTGGTGTACAGCCCGTAGAAGCCATTGAAGGTGCTTTGTCAAATCATGACATTAAGCATATCTTCTTTGGCGCTAATCACAGTTTTAATCCCAGCACTTATGACGAGCATAAAGCATGGGAAGAAATGATTACATATTTTCTCGAAAAATGTTATTGGTGCAGTCTCGACATTCCTATGAATCAAGTTGAAGAGTTTAACGAAGGCGGGTTGAACGACTTCGATATGTTTATCCCACAAATTAGAGTTCCAATTCCTTATATCAAACTTTGGAATTATAATACAATGCTTAAGATCGATGACAAAGATTTTAAAGCAACCAATCCTGGTGTCTGGTGTCATAGCCTACACGATCTAAAAGATAGTTCCAAATTCACTCCTTGGGACAAATATTCAAACGACGAAATTATCAAATGATTATTAAACAAGACATTCGACCAAACAAAATGATCTGGGTGACTTTCCGTAAGGAAGGCATTCACAAATATCCTGCGGCTCTCACAGATCCTAATCTTGCTACAGGAGACGAATATGACGTATCGTTTTTGGGTCACCCTCATCGCCACATCTTTCATTTCAGGGTGTGGATCAGTGTGCAACATAATGACAGGGACATCGAATTCATCCAATTCAAACGATGGCTCGAGTCGCTGTATAATGGTCAAGGTGCCACTATAAGCCTTGACTATAAGAGTTGCGAGATGATGTCAGACGAACTGTATGACATTATTTCGCAAAAGTATCCAAATCGCGAGATTTGGATTGAGGTCTCCGAAGACGGAGAAAATGGTTCATTCATCAAATACTAAAGGAAACAATGATGAAAAAAGAAGTCGTTCAAATTTTTGACGATCTCGAGGCCCTGCATGATTTTTGCAGGTTTAATCTACTGCCGTTCAATCCGGCAGACTTGTACAACCGTAACTCAAAGGTCTATCGTGACTTTGAGTATTCCACTAAGCCTAAGAAGCCGTGGAATGGTGAGCGCAAGCCTTACTTAGGTAAGAATCCTCGTCCACAGTACAACAGAAATGACAATTTTTCTCGTTGATTTAGAAGCAGTAGAGACCAGGTACACGGGTCAATGGAAGACCCATGTACCTAACATTCTCAGAAAGAGAGGTCACAATGTTCAAGTTATATCTGGCCCTACGGATATTCCTAGTGCAACCACTCCTGGCGCTTTTCTTAATTTTGGTGGCACCAATATATATAAGTCTGCCCAAGTTGAGCAAATGGGCAGGTTGTTTTGCTCCGGATCAGTGGCTCCTGGTGATCACTTCATCTTTACTGATGCTTGGCACCCTGGTATCATAAACTTAAAGTACATGAGTGAACTGTTACAGATTCCTGTAACTATTCACGCACTGTGGCATGCTGGTAGTTATGATCCTCAGGACTTCCTCGGTCGTCTTATTGGCGATGCTCCGTGGGTCAGACATGCCGAGAAATCGTTTTATCACGCTATAGATCACAACTACTTTGCTACAAACTTTCACATTGAAATGTTTTTCATCAACCTACTTAATAATGGTATTCGATCTAGTACACCTGTGTTAGAACGAGCCGATGTTAAAGAATGGTTATCGACTGGTAAGATTGTACGCACAGGCTGGCCAATGGAGTATATGGAAGATATACTTACTCCGTACAAGGGAATGCCGAAACGCGATCTTATCTTATTCCCTCATCGTATCGCACCAGAGAAGCAAGTTGAAATTTTTAGAGATCTAAAAGAACACTTGCCACAATACGAGTTCGTAGTCTGTCAGGATCAACAACTAACAAAAAATGAATATCATAACTTGTTAGGCGAAGCGAAGTTAGTGTTCTCTGCAAACTTACAAGAGACACTAGGGATTAGTTGGTATGAAGGTG